TGCTGAGGCTGACCTGCGCGCTGGGTGGCAACGGGAAGTCTGCCGTGGTGGCCGTCTGCGTGCCCTCTCCCACGCGGACATAGGTCAGCACGGTGGTGCTGAGGTTCGTGATGACCACGCCCTCGTCGGCCGTCGTGAGTGTGCTGGATGCAGAGGCCACGCCAGGCGAGACGACAAGGCCCGTGCCGTAGGCTGGGCAGAAACTTTCAATGGTGGACGACATGGTTTTGTCCTCGTTGATCAGGCGATGCGATACCAGGAATTTGTGGCCTGGTAGAACCTCATGCGGAAGAAGTCCTCGGCAGCCAGCGTGGCAGGATCACCGTAGGCCGCTGCTGCGCCGTTGAGCGCCAGCGTGAACGCCGTTACCTGCTGCGTGGTCGTGATGAGAATCTCGGTGCCGTCGGGCGTCGATGTGTTCAGCGGCAGCGTGACTGTGCCAGTGGCCAGCGTGCCTGCGGGCTGGATCAGAATCCACTGCTGCTGGCTCACAGGCGTGGGCGCGGCGATGTTGAAGCCAGTGCCAGGCGTGTAGAGGTTCGTCGCCATCGTGGGCGACGCGAACTGCTGCTGAAAGAATGTCAGCAGCGCCGACATCGGAAGGCGGCGCGCGTCGCCCGTGTTCGGTGCGTAGACCGCCAGTTGGTCACCGGGTGATGCCTGCGACAGCAGCGGCAGTTGATAGATGAGTGCCATGTGTGCCTCGTTGCGCGATGCGCGTCAGTTGAGTTCGAGCGGGCCGTCAGGGCCGACTTGCACCGGATCGACGGGCGGCCGAACGAACGGATTGTCGTACACGCGCCAGGGCTTGTTGCCAGCACCCGACGGCATCGTGCTGGGCATCTGCTGTTCCAGCGGGAACGTGGCGCGCTGCAGCAGCGTGTCATAGCCCTGCTTGGCGGTGGCCATCGTCATGGGCATGACCTGCTTGCCGTAGCTCGGCGCTAGGCGGATGCCCAGGCTGCAGATGATGGCCTCGTAGGCCGAGTCCGGCACGTTTGTCTCTTCGTCGATGCTGCCGTCCTGCGGGCTCGACGGGATCGGGTAGCCGAGGCGGATGCCCTTGCCGTTCCAGTCGGCAATCATGGCGTCTAGGCGGCGCCGGGCAGACTCCAGTTGATCGGGCTGCAGGTCGAAGGTGTACGCGGCTAGGCCGATCTCCTCGAACGCCGCGAGGATGAATTGCCGCTTGGTGTAGCCCATCTGTTGCTCCGTCAGATCGGGTTCATGGCCGCGCTAATCTTGGCCATCAGCGTGGCATCAGACCAGCGCTTGTCGGGCTTGATGCCCAGGATCTCGGCCTGCTGCAGCATCTCGGCGCGGGTTGCCGGTGCGTCATCGGCGGGCGGTGCCGCGGGCTCCTCGACCTCCACCGCAGTTGCCGGGATGGCGTCTTCTGCCAGCCTAGCCTTCAGCCGCGCCAGCAGCTTGGACGCAGACACCTTGCGGGCCTGCGTGCTGGTCAGCCCGTGCGTGAATGCGCGCTCGCCGCATGCCGCGATGGCGGTGCGAACGTCGGCGTAGTAGCCCTGCGCGAGCATCTCGGACAGCTCGGCATCGCTGTTCACTGGAGCAAAGCGATACGCTCCACCAGACGAGTGTCGCTGCGGCCCAGGGCTGCGGAAGACAAAGGTCGGGAATGTGGGCATGGTCACTTCTTCTTTGCGGTCTTGGCTGCGGCGCGGAAAGCAGCCGCAGTCGGCGCGCCTTTGGCTCCGGGCTTGCGCATGCGCTCCTTGGAACCAGCCTCGATTCTCTCGCGTTTTGCCGCGATGTTGGCGTACAGGCCAGGCGGCTTGGCTTTCATTTCTTTGCCTTCGCTGGTGCCTTGCTCGGCTTGCCAGCCTTCTTGGCAGCGGTGCGTGCGGTGTTCAACGCCACGGCCACGGCCTGCTTCTGCGGCATGCCGGACTTCATCTCCTTGGAGATGTTCTTCGACACGCTGGCCTTCGAGTAACCCTTGGTCAACGGCATGATGTGCTCCAGATGTGAAAACGCGGGCGGCAGCTTGTCACCACCGCCCGCGATGCACTTGCTCGCCTTCAGTATTAGATGCGATAGGTGGCGAACGTGTTGGTCGCCGTCTTGTAGGTGCGGAACTGAGCGCTGGTGCTCACGGCAACGATGGCGGCGCCGTTGATGTTGTTGCCAGACGCAGCGTTGGTGATCGTCACGGTGTTGGCGCCAGTCGAAAGATTGACCAGAGCCCAGTCGAAGAAATCACCCACATCGAACTGAGCAGCCAGTTCCATGTCAGCACCGTTCGGCAGCAGCACGGCGATGGTCGCGCCGGTTGCCTGAGTGGTGGTGATGAGACCAGACATCACCTTTGCAGTCGTCAGCGTTGCGGCCGAGTTCTGCGTGGTGGGAGTGCCTTGGTAGTTCGAACCGAACACCACCGGAGCGACGCCGATCTGATACTCCACCGAAGCCGCGCCAGCATTGATGATGAGCGTGGTTTCTGCGGTGTACGGACCGAGCAGCTTGTAGCCGGTGAACGTGCTTTCCAGATCGTTCTGCTCCGGGTAGTTCGGGAAGCCGACAACCTTGAAGACGTTGGTCTGGGTGATGCTCAGAAGAGCGATGCTTTCGTTCGCGGGAACGATGACTTCTGCGGTTCCCTGCAACGCGATGACTGAATTGGACATGATGGAAAACTCCTTGGATTGCTGTTGCGAATCGGGCCGGTATTACCCGGCCCGGTGCGTCATCAGGGGGTCTGCCCGAAGAGCAGGATGCCGCTCATCTCGGGTTGCTTGTTCACTACGCCGAACAGGCAGTCGAGGCGGTACTTGGTCTTCATGGTGTTGACGTCGTACTGCTTCTGCATCACCAGCTCGATGCCCTGGTCGGTGGAGGCACGCATCACGGCCGCACCAGCGTCAGCAGGCACTGCGTAGCGTCCCGGCAGGAGTTCCAGCGCGTCCTTCTGCCAGAAGCAGTTGATCGGAGCGGCATCCACGTTCAGGCGGTCCACCGTGGCGGCGGCGCTGGGCGTGACGATGACGTTCTGGTACTGCAGTTCTGCGTCGGTGCCACCCTGAGCCGAGATGATCGGCGGGGTGATGACGCAGGTGGTGCCGGTCAGAACCTGAACCACGCGGAAGGTCTTGAGTTCGCCAGTGGACTGCTTGGTGATGTGATGCACCGCAACCACGCCGTCGATGGTGATCGCGTCGCCGGCCTGCAGCGTGGCGGTGGAGTTCACCGTCACGGTCTGGAAGCGGTTGTCCACGTTGGCAGACTCGCCGGTAGCAGCCACGCTGGTGGCCACCGGAACCCAGTAGTTGCCGGCAGCGGCCTGGGTGTCGATCGTGGGATCGGCGCCAGTGGCTCCACGGATGCGGTTGGCGTAGTCGAACTTGTAGGTCTGGAAACCAGCCACAGTGCCGACGAAGCCGCGACGATATGCCTCGTCGCTGATCTGGTTGCCGAACGAGCGCGTCGCCACAGCCAGATTGCCGGCCATGCCGTTGTAGTCGCGGCTCGACAGCGCCAGGTAGCGGTCGAACATCTGCACGCCCTGCTCGTTCATGATCGTGTCGCACGCGGCTACGTCGTCGTAGCTGCCGGCCGAGGCCGTGGTGCGGACAACCAGAGAACCTAGGTTCGCGGCGACGTTCATGACGGCGAGGTTGACGTCAGAGGCCAGCTTCTGCTTGGCGGCGTCGCCGAGGCGGCCTTCCTGCAGAGCGTCGCGCAGCTCAAGCGCGTCCATGATCCACGGCACCGACTTTTGGAAGCCGAGCGTGGAAGGAACGGACAACTGCGTGAACTCGGTGAAGTTCAGCGTCTGGTCCATACCGTTGTAGGACTGCGCGATGTAGGGCTGCGGGCGCCAGATCACGTTGTTGGTGCGCTCCATCATCGTGCCGTCGGTACGGTACACGGAGACGTTGCGAGACAGCACAAGCGCGTCGTTGAAGCCTTCGAGGATGTCCTCGAACGCTACGCGCTCTTCCTTGGAAAAACTGTTGGCCATGTGTGGCTCCTCAAAATGGATGAGTGACTTGGTACGGCTTGCGCCGCGCTTTGCTACTCACCCATTCAGAGCCGGGCGGCCGCTCGTGTCTTGTGCGCTGCCCGTGAGGTGGGCGAGACCAGATGGGCCGAATGTACCACGAACACCCGGCCCGGTGTCAATCAGCGGCGCGCAGACTGCTTTTCTCGCTGTTGGCGGCGATAGGCAATCACCTTGGTCATGTCGCCCGTGCGCTCGGCGTCAACGCGCAGGCGCTCCAGCACGCTGTCGGTGGTGCCGGAGATTGGCGCGTTGCCGGCGGGCGCGGAACGCTCGGGAGGCGGGGGCTTGCGGGTGGCGGTGACTTTCAACTGCGTCTCCAGTTTTGCGATGGCGAAGGCGAACTTCACCGGGTCAGTGATGGCGGCCAGTTCCTTGGCCTTCTTGGGGTTCTTGCCCAGCGCGTAGACCACCAGCGCCGGGTTCTCCGCGCCCTGCAGAACCACGCCCTGCTGCACCACGCTCAGCGTCTCCTGCACCGTGGACTCGGCATCGTCGTAGTCGCGCACCTTGAGATCGGTCTTGGCCTTGGCGTAGCCATCGAGCTTGGCCTGCCAGGTGCGCTGTTGCTCCTCGACCTGCTGCTGCTGCTGGCGCTTGGCGACCTCCACGGCGTCCTTCTGCTTGTACCAGGACTCAAGCGCCGCCTCGTAGCGGTCGGTGTCATAGTCGTGGTCTTCGAGCTTCGGCTTCGAGCCGAGCGCCGGAATGGCCACGCTCTGGGTCTGGGTTGTCTGCTGCTCGCGGACCTCGTACTCGCGCACCTTGCGCTGCAGCTCGCGGTGAGACCGTCGCAGGTCGCGCACCCACTCTGGTGCCCTTTCGGCCTCTGGCTCAGGCTCGGTCAGCGTCTGGCCGCCGAGCGTGATCTTCAACTCCTGTTCACCTTCGGCGTCTTCCGCTGGTTCTGGCGTCTCTGGCTCTGCTGCCCGCGTATCCTGGGCCTCCAGTTCGTCGAGCGCAGGTGTCTCGCTGGAGCCGTCAGGCTGGGTGACTTCAATCTCTACTGGCATGGTTCTCTTTCACACTCGCACGTTTTCGGCCGTGCGGTTGCCGTTGCCGGAATGTCCGACTTAATCGTCTAGCACTGCCAGCGCTAGGATCATTGCAATCTGTGCATCACGCTCGTCAATGATAATTTGCGCCAGTTTCATGTGCGCCTCAATCGAATCTCGCGCTAGATCGTCAGCGTACGAGAATCGACCGAGGTCAATTTCGATGCGTTCTTGCTGCAGCACCAAGAACTGGCGCTTCGGCTCGGCTTGCGGCTTGGTTTTCGGTGCAGGCTTACGAATGGCGGCCTGCGCCCGAGCATCTGCCGCAGCCTTCTCGGCCTGCAGTGTGGCCAGATACTCCTGAGCCACCCAAGGGTTGTCGAATATCCTGCCTTCAACCACCCACAACGGGCGCGTCTGCTTGGACTTGCCAGACTTGCCGCCACCGCCCTGCACCTCAACAGGAGGAACCTGCTGGCCACCGAACAGCAGGCCTGCGAACAGCGCACCGCCGAGAAGCCGGTTTCTAAGTAGCATCGATGATCGGCGTGCCGTTGCCCTGCGCGTCGGGGCTGAACGTGATGCGCGGCGTGGTGCCGTCCTGCGCCAGGTATTCCTCGGTCGCCGAGCCGAGCCCAGATCGAGCGCCGGCCAGCGCCGCCAGAAGCACGCGCATGATCTCCTCGGCCGTCAGCGTCTCAAGCGGTGTAGACCACACCTCAGCGGCAATCGTGGCCGGACTGGCACCGCCGCCCGCGCTGTTCAGCAGCTCTCCCATCGTGCCAGGCGCGTTGTAGGCGCTGGCGAGG